TAATTCTAAGTTTGCCCGTGTTGGTGCTCGCGTGGGCAGTGATATCGGATGACCCAACAGCGATGGACAAGGTAAAATTGTTCTTCGATATGTTCTCGCAGTTGCCGTCATGGTTTACAAATTTGTGGATCCTTGTAGTGGCGTCGATATATGGTATAAAGGGAACACAAATATTTAGAAACGGAGGAAAAAAATAATGAGAACTGACTATCAACCAAAGCCTAGAGTAAGACCTAGACCTGATCACGAAAAAGCAAAAGGTAAAGTTTACTCGGCAAAAGATAAAAGCATGATGGAACTTAAGAAAAAAGGGGAAATCAAAAAAAATACACAAACGGGGTAATAATATGCCAGGAGATAAAAAGAAATATCCTTCAAAAGGTATGAACGCTTTAGCGGAAAAAAGACCTGATGTTGCGAAAAAAATAATGGGCTACAAAGATGGTGGCCGTATGAAAAAAATGGGTGGTGGATCTGCAATGTATTCTAGAGGATACGGAGTGGATGAAAAATCAAAAAGAAAACCTACTGAACTAATGGACAGAGGTGGAATGAAAAAAGGTGGCCACGCAAAAAATACTAAAAGAATGAATCGTCTTGAAGAACTTGGAAGAGTAGATGCAGAAAAAGCATATACTAAAAAAGGTAAGAAGAATCTAAAAGCTGAAAAGAAAAGAGTTGTAAGAGAACTTAAATCAGGCTCTAGAGGAAAAGCTAAAAGAGGATTCGGAAAAGAAATGAGATAATGGCTAAACTTTGTCCAGCAGGTAAAGCCGCCGCGAAGAAAAAGTTCAAGGTCTACCCAAGCGCGTATGCAAATATTTGGGCTTCCAAATATTGCAAAGGCAAAGTAGGTAGAAAAAAAATGAGCACAGGTGGATCAACTAAAAAGTTATACACCAAAGGTTGCGGTGCTATCATGGGAGACAGAAGAAAAGCTTATAAGAATGTCTAATGGCTAAAAAAGGACTTAAAGAATGGCTAGACGAGAAGTGGGTAGATATAGGAGCCCCGAAGAAGAATGGGAAGTATCAACCATGTGGAAGAAAATCAGCGACCGGATCAAAAAGGAAATATCCGAAGTGCGTCCCACTTGCAAAAGCCACACGAATGACAAGCTCGCAAAAGGCGAGTGCTGTCAAACGAAAAAGAGCAGCTAGTAATACTGGTCCAAAACCAACTAACGTTGCTACTTTTACAAAAAGAAAAAAAGCTATGAATGGTGGAATCATAAACATGACTAGAATGGTAGAAGTATAATGACTATAAGAAAAACAACAAAAGGACCGAACGCCAATTATAGACCAACAAAATCTGGAGCTGGAATGACAGCAAAAGGTGTAAAAGCTTACAGACGTGCAAACCCTGGAAGCAAACTAAAAACAGCCGTGACAGGAAAAGTGAAGCCTGGATCAAAAGCTGCAAAACGTAGAAAATCATACTGCGCAAGATCACTTGGACAACTCAAAAGATCATCAGCTAAAACTCGTAACGATCCTAATTCTAGAATCCGTCAGGCTAGAAGAAGGTGGAGATGTTAAAAAGAGCAATTATACAAGCATTAGAAGATAGATATAACGCACAAATTTCTGAAGCAGACGCTACAATAAAAATCTATTTAGAAAATTCAGTTGGTATTGGAGAACATCCTCAACATATTGATGAGGTTGATAAACAATTACAAAAGATAGCTGAAGCACAAGAAAAACTAAACGAACTACAGGCATTTAAAATATGATGGACCCAATAACTATTGTTTACAAAATTCAACGAATGTTGAAAGAAGGAATCAATCAGATTCAAGAAACTTATACATCTGGATCGGTTGACAATATGGAAAAATACAAGTATCTGCTTGGGAAAGCACATGCTTTACAAATAATACAACAGGAAATCTCTAACCTGCTAGAAGAAAAGGAGCAAAAAAATGAGCAAGGAAACGTTATCGACTTCGGAAAGCCCGAAGATAAAAATGGCTCTTGAAGAAAAATATAAAGAGCAAGATAAAGAAGAGAAATTAAAAAGAGTTGACGAAACAAACGTTGACAAAGTACTAGACAACTTACCAGAACCTTCTGGTTGGAGACTTTTAGTTTTACCTTTTACACCAAGAGAAAAAACTAAAGGTGGTTTAATATTTTCACAAGAATCTTTAGATAAAGCAAGGATCGCAACTAACTGCGGTTATGTTTTAAAAATAGGACCAGACGCATACAAGGATAAAGAAAAATTTCCTCAAGGCGCATGGTGTAAAGAAAAAGATTGGGTGATCTTTGCAAGGTATGCTGGATCACGATTACCAATAGAAGGCGGAGAAGTCCGTATTCTTAACGACGACGAAGTTTTGGGTACCGTTGCTGACCCAGAATTTATGTTGCACTACATTTAATACATAGGAGGAAACTATGCCAATAGACAACGAAGAAAAAAAAGATGTTCCTATGGTAGACATTGATACATCAGGACCTGATGTAGATGTGGATGTACCAGAAGAACAACAAGCAAAAGAAAAAGAGAAAGAAGTAAAAGTTGAACAGGAAGAAACTGTTGAACAAGCGAAAGAAACACCTGTAGAAGGTGCAGAGAAAGATGAAGAATTAGAATCATATAGTAAGAAAGTCAAAAGAAGAATTGATAAACTTACTGGAAAAATAAGAGAGGCTGAAAGACAAAAAGAAGAAGCTTTAGAATATGCACGATCAGTTAAAGCAACTTCTGATAGTCTTAAGAAAAAATACTCTCAACTAGAAACAAGTGGTTTAAAAGATAGAGAAGAAAAAATTAAGTCTAATCTTAAAGCTACTTATGCAACATTAGCAGCTGCCAGAGAAGCTGGAGATTTAGAAGCTGAAGTTACTGCTCAAAAAGAAATTGCTAGACTTGGTTACGAGGAAGCAAGATTAGAAGAGCAGAAGAACACAACATCTAGAGCTGAGCTTATGGAAAGACCTGTAAACATTACACCGTCTAGAAGAACCCAACAAGTTAGAGAACCTGATCCAAAAGCACAGGAATGGGCTCAAAAAAATACTTGGTTTGGTAAAGACAGTGCAATGACTTACACTGCTTTTGATATACACAAAAAACTAGTGGATGAAGAAGATTTTGACCCTGAAAGTGATGAATATTACGCAGAGGTTGATAAAAGAATAAGACTTGAATTCCCTCACAAATTTGATACAAATGAGGAAAGGGAAACGACCAAACCTGTACGAACTGTAGCTTCAGCTAGACGTTCTGTCAAACCAGGTCGCAAAACTGTGTCTCTCACACCTTCACAGGTAGCAATTGCTAAAAAATTAGGTGTGCCACTGGAAGAATATGCGAAACAGTTAAAAATCACGAAGGAGGTATAGCATATGACAAAAGAAACTAAAAAAACCACTCGTGCAAGCCAGTCTAGGGCTAAAGAGGTTAGACCTACGACTTGGGCTCCCCCATCATCTTTAGATGCACCACCTGCGCCAAAGGGTTTCAAACATAGATGGCTAAGGACAGAGGTTTTAGGATTTGACGATACTAAAAACATGTCTGGTAAATTAAGATCAGGTTATGAATTAGTGAGAGCTGATGAATATCCAGATGACATTTACCCTACTATGAAGGAAGGAAAATACGCAGGAGTGATTGGAGTTGGTGGCCTTGTGTTGGCAAGGATACCGGAAGAGATCGCACAATCTCGAACTGAGTACTTTAAAAGACAAACTCAGGAGAGAAACGAAGCAATTGACAACGATCTTATGAGGGAACAACATCCTAGTATGCCGATCAATGCTGATCGACAAACGCGTGTAACTTTTGGTGGTACAAAGAAACGTTAATTTTTTAACAATTCCTAACCGCTAAATTAAAATAAAACCGTGCTGGAGGTCCTTCGGGACAGGCACATAAAGGAGAAACAACTATGGCTAACGCTTCAACAACAGGCTTTGGTTTAAAGATGATCGAAAGATTAGGTAACACACCTTCAATCGGCGGTCAGTCTGAATACCTAGTCGAGTCGGCTCCAGGTGTAGGTCTTTACAAAAACAATCCTGTATCTCTGCAAGATGCAGCAGGTGCAGAAGGTTTTTTACAAGACGCTTCTTTCGCAACTACAGATGACACAGGTGCAGGTGGTGCTACTTATACTAACGCTACTGAATCACTTTTAGTGGGTGTATTTAACGGAATTTTTTACGTTGATAACACAACTAAAAAACCAAGATTTGTTAACTTTGTAGATGCTGGAACAACATTTGGTGTAGATTATAACACTGGAAGCAGCAATGGAAAAGCATTCGTGAATGACGATCCAATTCAAGAATATGCAATTAAAACTGATGCTGCATGTCCAACAAGTAACAACGGAAAAAGCTTCAACGTAACATCGTTTACAGCTACTGACAACAAAGACGGTCAATCGACTGTACTTTTAAATGTTGCCGGTGGTGCAGCTGCAACTAAAATGTGGAAAGTTGTCAGAGTCGCTAACGCGCCTGAAAACCAAGACATTTCAGCAGCTGGTGCAAACATGGTCGTTGTAGTTAACTCTGCAAGTAACTTGTACATAAACTAAGCTAGGAATAGGAGATAAAACATGGCAATATCACGATCACAACTAGTCAAAGAACTAGAGCCAGGTTTGAACGCACTGTTCGGCTTGGAATATAAAAACTACGAGAATGAACACGCTGAGATTTTCGATATCGAATCTTCAGACAGAGCTTTCGAAGAGGAAGTAATGTTATCTGGATTTGGTAACGCACAAGTTAAAGCTGAAGGTCAAGGTGTATCATTTGATGATGCTCAAGAGACTTTCACTTCTCGTTACACACACGAAACAATCGCTTTAGCGTTTTCAATTACTGAAGAAGCAATTGAAGATAACTTGTATGACAGACTTGCGTCTAGATATACAAAAGCATTAGCAAGATCTATGGCTAATACTAAACAAGTTAAAGCGGCTAACGTCCTAAACAATGGTTTCGATGGAAACTTTGCAGGTGGTGACGGAGTATCACTTTTCGGTAATAATGCAGGTGGAGCAATTGTGAACCACCCTACATTAGCTGGAACGTTCTCTAACCAATTGCAAACTCCTGCTGACCTTAACGAAACATCATTAGAGCAATCTCTAATTGATATTTCTGCTTTCACTGATGAAAGAGGTCTAAAAATCGCTGCTAGAGGAATGAAATTAATCATTCACCCTAACCAGCAGTTTACAGCAGAGAGACTAATGGAATCAAAAGGTAGAACGGGAACAGCAGATAACGATATTAATGCAATCGTATCTAGAGGAATGGTACCTCAAGGTTATGTAATTAACCATTACTTAACTGATACAGATGCGTTCTATATCAAAACTGATGTACCTAATGGTATGAAGATGTTCAACAGATCACCAATCAAAACTTCAATGGAAGGTGACTTTGACACTGGTAACGTTAGATACAAAGCAAGAGAAAGATACTCTTTTGGATTCTCTGATCCAAGAGGTATGTATGCTTCTGCTGGAGCGTAATAAATAATTAAGTGAGGGGCGGTTTCGCCCCTCATAAACAACTTGAAATAAAATTTTAGAGACTATATAAATAGTACAAGGAGAAAAATTATGGGAATATACAAAAGATTAAAAGAAGCACCTGAAGGATGGACACCAAAAAATAAAAATTCGTGTCTGCAAAAAATAGATGACGGTATCAAAAGAAACGAAAAAATAAAAGAAACTGCATCAGGTGATAAATTATCTTTAGCTGAAGAAAAAATAACTTTTTTAACAGCTAAAAAAGAAGAAATATCAGCTTTATAATTTTCACACATAAATGAAAACGTTTCTGGTTAATATTCACGCCTACAATTATCATGCTAGGTTTGAAGTAAAATCAGAAGACGATCCTCATTCGCTTGAAAAAGCAATCCTTGACAAACTGGGAGAAAACAGTATAGTTTGGGAATACACGGGAGACATGTTCGACTCTCGAGTAAACAGAATAACCTATGAGGAGGTTATAAATGATACAAGACCTATACAAACAAAAAAGGTCCTTGGAGTTGAAGTGGGAACAGGAGTTTCTGTCTGAGAATAGATACACTCTTGAAATGGTCAGAATTGATGACAAAGTTAGAGAGATCATCACAAAGATCAAGCTAGAAGAAGCAGCGATTGCCCATAAACAGAACACAGTTGAAGGTTCAACTCCAGAAGTTTCAGTAGCTACTTAATAAAAAGCTACATCGTTGGAAAATTCAATCCACACTGTAGGCTCTCTTGCACTCTATTAAAAACTGTTGTATAAAAACCACACTATACATTTAAAAAGATTATAGACGCGTATAGTCGACGGCCTAGAGACTATAATCTGTAACCTAGGAGGATATAAACATGGCAAGAACTACATTTACAGGACCATTGGTTATTGGAAGAGCACAATCCAATACTTCAGAAGGAGTCAATGGTGAAATCATAATACAAAATTCAGACGGAAGTACTTCATCAGTTGGTGGAATTACATGGGAAGTTATCACTGCAAGTAAATCTGCAAGTGCAGCTACTGGATTATTTGTAGATAACAACGCGCAAGCAGCAGACATAATTATTACAATGCCTGCAACACCAGGTGTTGGTGATACAATACAATTAAAAAATATTACGCAAAACTCAAATGGTTTTACGTTTAACGAATATGTATTTTTTGAAGGCGCTGGTGGAATTGAAGGCGTTGTATCCGGAGCTAGTGGAACTGGTGGAGCATCTTATAGTAAAGGTACACCTATTCCAAGAGGATTTGGAACTACTGCGGGTCAATACATTTACAGCGGTTCAACATACGGCTGGGTAAGAGTATAATTAATTTTTATAGAGCTACTTCGGTAGCTCTATAATTTAGGAGAAAAAAATATGAGTTTTAAATCAGATGTATTTTCAGAGCGAGTAACAGGAGTAGGTGTTGTATTTACAGGAAGAACAAGACTTAGAGGACTGAGTGTTGCTTCTGATGGTGGTGGAGCTGGAAGAATTACTTTTTCAGATGCTACTAGTGGAACAGTTCTTTTTGATATTGACATACCTAATACTGATGTATTTGCGTTTAACATACCGGAAGACGGAGTTTTATTTCCTGGTGGAATTGAAGTAACCTTATTTACTAATATAGCAGCAGCGACTCTGTTATTTGATAAGTAGGAGGTCTAAGTGGCTAACACTACTTCAGGAACAACGACCTTTGAAAAAGGGTTTTCGATAGATGAAATAATTCATGAATCTTATGAAAGAATAGCTATGACTGGTGTAACCGGTCAACAGTTAAGCTCTGCAAGAAGATCATTAAATATTATGTTTCAAGAGTGGGCCAACAGAGGTCTTCATTATTGGGAAATTGCAAACAACGATTTAACTTTAGTAGATGGTCAAGCTGTCTATACAATGTTTAGATCACCATCTGATGGTACTTCTGATGCAACTGCAATTTATGGAGTTGATGATGTTTTAGAAGCTTCATACAGAAATGCAGAAAACATTGATTTTCCATTAACAAAAGTAAACAGATCTGTTTATCAATCGTTTGCAAGTAAATCAGCAAAAGGAACACCGACTCAGTATTTTGTACAAAGATTTATTGATAGAGTAACAATAACTTTATTCTTAACTCCTGGTTCAAACGAAGCTGGAAATAAAATTAATTATTACTATGCTAAAAGAATTGATGATGTAGGTAAATATACAAATGATGCAGATGTACCATACAGATTTGTACCATGTATGACTGCAGGACTTGCATATTATTTAGCTCTCAAATTTAAACCAGAAAAAATTCAACCTTTAAAAGTATTATACGAAGAAGAATTACAAAGAGCATTACAAAATGATGGATCTTCTTCTAGTCTATTTGTAACACCTAGAACCTATTATCCGGAGATATAATAGATGACTAATTTATCAAAAGGTAGATACGCATTAGCAATCTCCGATAGATCGGGTATGCAGTTTCCATACAATGAAATGGT